AGGCAAAAGCACGACTGGCCCAGTTCAAAAAGCGTCACATGAACCGCTCCAATGGGGCGGTTTCTTCGTATTATGGCTGCATACGAAACGAAATCCATGCCTGTTAACCACGAAGTCAAAGGTCATCTCGCCCGTCTCCTCGCAACTGAAGATCTGGTGGTGGAACACAAGAATGTTCCCACTGCATCCTTCAATGTGGATACTCGTGTTCTGATTCTTCCAATGTGGGAGAAGGCTTCTAACGCAGTCTATGACATGCTTGTGGGTCATGAAGTGGGTCATGCTCTTTATACCCCTAATGAAGACTGGAGTGAGAAGTTCTCCATTCCTCAACAATTCGTGAATGTGACTGAAGACGCTCGGATTGAGAAACTGATGAAGCGTCGTTATGGTGGAATGAATAAGTGTTTCTATGTGGGTTATCGGGAACTGCATGATGATGATTTCTTTCAAGTAAAAGACGAAGATCTTTCTACTTTTAATCTGGCTGATCGTGTTAATCTATATTTCAAGATTGGAAACTATCTTGAACTTGAGTTCAATCCAGAAGAACAAGAGATTGTTGAGATGATTGGTGACGCAGAAACTTTTGATGAAGCCATTGAAGCCGCTGTAAAACTCTACGAATATTGTAAGAAAGAACAGAAACAGGAAACTAAGATCAGTTCTCTGGATAATGTTGAACAAAATCCTGGAGGTGGTTCGGAACCTATTCCAGAATATCATAATGAATCTGCTGAGGATGAACTGGAAACCTCTGGAGATAGTGGTCAGGCGTCCTCTGAGGGTCAGTCGGAGGATAAGATGGATCAACCCACTATGGAACAATCTGATCAGGGTGGAGAGACCTCTGAACCCGAAGTCCGTACCGCCGATAGTCTTGAAGAAGCGATTCGGGATCTTGTAAACACTTCTCCTTACGAGAATGTTTATGTGGAACTTCCTAAACTCAATCTGGATACTGTGATTGCATCTAACTCTGAAATTCATGGAGAAATTGATGATTGGTGGAAAAAAGTTGTAGAAAAATTTGAAGATCCCAATGCGGAACAAATTCTCTTTGCAAAAATTGATAAAGAGTATCGTGAGTTCAAGCGTTCTGCACAGAAAGAAGTCAACTATCTTGTGAAGGAATTTGAATGTCGCAAAGCCGCAGATTCTTACGCTCGTGCCACAACTGCTCGCACGGGTGTTCTGGACTGCACTAAACTTCATACTTACAAATACAATGAAGATCTTTTCCGTAAAGTAACCACTCTCGCAAACGGCAAGAATCATGGTCTGGTATTCATTCTAGATTGGTCTGGTTCCATGTCACAAGTGATGCAAGATACTATTAAACAACTTTATAATCTGATTTGGTTTTGTAAGAAAGTTACTATTCCATTTGAGGTTTATGCGTTCACTAATGAGTGGCGCCGTGGTAGTTATGATCAAAATGGCAATTTTGTCAAAATTGAACCTCATTATCAGAAAAAACCTGGTTTGATTCATGTGGATGAAAGTTTTTCTTTGATGAATCTATTCACGAGTAAAGTCAATAGTCGTGTTCTTGAGGAACAGATGATTAACATCTATCGTATTGCTAAGGAGTTTAAGTATTCTTATAATGATGCTCCGATGTATCAGAATCCTTTCCGCATGTCTCTTTCTGGAACTCCTTTGAATGAAACTCTAGTTGCTTTGCATCAGATTCTTCCTAAGTTTCAAAAAGAAAACAAACTCCAAAAAGTTCAATGTGTTGTTTTGACTGATGGTGAAGCTTGTTCTCTTAAATTCCACAAAGAATTTAAGAATCGTTCTAAGTATGGTACGGAAGAAGTTTATATTGGACTGAATTCCACGCAGAACCATCCTACTTTCCTGCGTGACCGTAAAATTGGCCGTACATATAAAATGAGGGATGAGTATCATCAGTTCACTGATGTTCTTCTTGAAAATCTTCGGGATAAATTTCCTTCAGTGAACTTTATTGGAATGCGAGTCCTTGAGAGTCGTGATGCTAATTCCTTCATTCGCAAATATTATGAAACTTCAGATTATTCATCTGGTTATTATCAAGAGAATAAAGAGTACTCTGAAATCATTAATAATTGGAGAAAGAATAGGTCATTTTCTATCAAGAAATCTGGGTATCATGTTTACTTTGGACTTTCTGGTTCTGCACTTTCTCAGGAAACTGAGTTTGAAGTTTCTGAAGATGCAAGTAAAAGTCAGATCAAATCTGCATTTACAAAGTCATTGAAGAGTAAGAAGATGAATAAGAAAATTCTTGGAGAGTTTATTGATCTTGTCGCTTGAGGAGGAAACTCCTCTTTTTTAATAAATACTTAAAAAGTATTTGTAAAATGAACTCTAACGATTTACAAAATTTATCTGAAGCTTATAGTCAAGTACAACTTGATGAAGCTGAAGGTTCTTACGGTCAAACTCCAAAAGCACAACAAAAAATGGGTGACCTTGCTAATAAAAGAAGGAACACACCTGCAAGTGAATATAGTGAAAGAGGTGAAAAAAAGAAAAAGGTAGATACTGCTGTAAAGCATTCCAACAGAATGAGCAATCCAGATGCAGGAGACAGAGGTAAGAAATCTACTAAACCTCATTGGACTTCTGGTTCAAGAAAGGGGATGACTCAAAAAGATAGAGATTGGTCAAGAGGTGCTGATGAATATGGACATAGTGGTTATGATGGTGAAGGTGGTGGTGGGTCATTACCAAAAGGTAAGAAACTTGAGAGACAAAGAAAGAGTGGTGTAAGTGCTGAAAGCTTTAATACTTATGAAGTGATTCTTACACATTTGCTAGATGAAGGTTATGCTTCATCCGCAGAGGCTGCAGATAAAATCATTCTCAACATGAGTGAGTCATGGTTTGAAGATATTATGGAATTGAATCGTTACGAAAAGGAAACTGGTAAAGATTATAAAACTGGTAAATCAGTAACTAAAGGTGGGACAATGGGTGGAGACGATACAAATTCAAAGGTAATGCGTCATATGCAGAAGGTTATGGGTGCTGGTAGAATGGGTGCCGGTGGTCCTATTCAGAAGAGGGGGGAGAAAAAGGAACCAGGTAAGAAACCAGCGAAGGCGGGTGAGTATGGTTCAGAGAGACGTTCTCCAGAACAAATCGTCAAGAACCGTCGTGCTCAAAAACAATCATCAAAAGACATGATGCATTCTAGATACGACTGAGGCCAGTTCAAAAACCTGCATAAGGGGGGGCTTGCAACCCTCCTTTTTTTGTCGTATTATGGATATAGAATAAATTATATTATGGTTCGGGTCTATCTTTGTGAATTTATTTGAAAGTAATAAAGGAGTAGAATTTACTTTTGAGTTGGAGGATGGAAAACCACTTCAACTGGTCTATTTTTTGCAACCAAATAGTTTGAGAGAAAAATGGTTGAATGAAGTTAGGACATGTTTAAATAAGGATAATGCATATCTTAATCTTAAAATATCAAACAAAGATCGTAGACATTTAAATGAATTAATTGAAAAAATAAATTCAATAGTCAAAGATATTAATCTTGCATATAAACGCAAAATATTAATGCCTTTGGATGGAATTGGGAGCGTAGACAGAGAAAAATTAAATAAATTACATGAGTCATTTGAAATCTATGGAGAACATAGTGCATGTATTGGTGGTAAATTATATCGTGGAGAACATGTACACAATCTTTGGTTGGATTTGAATGAATGGATTCATATAACAGAAAGTGCAATGGAAAGTACGGAAGATTCTTTTCCGGAACATAGTTGTATAGTTACTGTTTATCCTCCATATCCAGGTAGAATATTAGAAGAAGTTGATAAATTATTTCTTTCCACAGATTTTTCGTGGGGACATCTTTACTTGGGATATAATACTTTAGGTAAAGATTATATGAGTTCTTGTTTTGACAATGATATCCGAGTTATTACAAATAATCAAGTAAAAATTCAAAGGATGTATAGTTCTGAAGTATGGCTTTGTTTTTCAAAAAAAATATATTACCAAAAAACAATGGAGATGTCATTTTATGCATGGTATCAAACTATAGAACAAGAAGCTCAAGAATTAATTCCTATAGAAAATTTAAATAAATTAGCTTTGGGTAGATATTATCTTGGTCACATTTTAGTTAATGAAGATCTTTTGAAATTTCATCCAATTGAAAAAGATTGGTATACTGATGAAGATCTCCAAAAAAGGTGGAATAATGAAGTCTTTTCGCAAGTTAAAAATATAACAAAAATTGAATTGATAGATAAATTATGAATAAAGTAATTAATAGATTTATAGAGGTATCATTGGAAAATCAATGGTATCCTATAGTCACATCAAAAGAAATTAATTTATTCGATTTATATAAATCTGATTGGCCCTTTCTTCAAATAGATTTTGAAGATGATTTTGAAAAGATGCATCAGGAGTGTATTCAAAATGACCATTTATTTGTAGGTCATAGACAGAAAGATAAACATCTAAGTTATTCACATGAAGGTTGGTCAGCACTAACTTTACATGGATTACGAGCAGATGCTACTGAAAATTGTGATCAATACGGATTGACGGAACGAGATTATAAATGGACTGATATTTGTGAATATTTTCCCACTTGCGTTCAGTTTTTAAAAAAACTTGGATATCAAAGTTATGAAAGAGTGAGGATTATGAGACTAGCTCCAGGTGGGTATATTATGCCTCATTCGGACGGAGATGGTAGAGTTTTTGGTCCTTTGAACATAGCAATTAATAATCCAGCTGGATGTAATTTTTATTTTGAAAAATGGGGAAAAGTTCCTTTTAAACCTGGAACTGGATTTTTTCTAGACATTGGCAATGTCCATGCGGTTTATAATAATAGTGATGAACCCAGATATCATTTTATTGTTCATGGCCATATTAATAATAAATTAATAGAAACTGCATTCAATCAACTCAAAGAAAGAGAAGATAGAGTTTGTTATGGTGTGTATAATCAGAGAAATGAAATCAATGATTTCTCAATGTATCTGAGAGCCAAAGGTGCAACTTTATTTTATCTTAAAAGAAGTGAAAATGATGTAGAAATAATTTGCGGAGATGAAATACATGAAATATTAGAAGAATCTTTTCTTAAAGGATATGAATATTGTGTCATACAATCTGCTGGATGTATTTTAAGAAGTTTCAATTATGATAAAGAAATTAGAGATTTTATAAAAGAAAATAATTTTGGTGTCGCTGGGCACATCTTAAATTTTCCTGGAAAATGGTTAGAGTTACATCCTCAATTTTTTATAGTCAATCTTGTTGCATGGAAAGAAGTTGGTTCTCCTGAATTTGGAGAATGGTGTTTTGAAGAACAATTATTGCCCGTAATGGAGAGGAGTGTTGAAAATTTTCACGATGATTACACACCTTTATGGGTAAAATATTTAAACCGAGAAGAAATCCAACCGCCAGGTGGACAAGGATGGAACCTTTTAAGGTTTATGATTCTGAATAATTGGCCTATAATAACATTGAGTGAAAAACTTCGTTTAAATAAATTCTATTGTTATCCTGATTTTGATACGAATAGATTTAAAAATAGTCTTGACACTTTAACTTCATATGAAGGTCAAAATTGGAATCAGAATAAATTGATATCGGATATAAAATCAGTTAAAGATCAAATTTGGTTATTTAATAGTGAAATAATGTCCATAACCAATACAGGCAATTTTGATATGGTAGTTAATACTGCAAGTGGATTTAAATTATTTGATATTTTTAAAAATAAAAAATTAAATCAAGGTGGTAATATAATAGTTTATGATTTTAATATAAAAAGTTTGCAATGGTACAAACATCTTTATAATTGGAAAAATGATAGTTTAATAGAATGTATCAGGAGTTTTCCTGAAAGAGATTACTTTACATGGATGGGTAAAGTAGGTAATAATTATTCTGAAGATGATTCTTTTATAAATTTGTACAAAAAAGTAATATACCATTTTGGTGGAGTTAAAAATTTTGTTAAATACTGGCAAATATTTAAAAACACTAAAACCAAGTTTGTTATTGTAGATTTATATAAAGATCCAGAAAAGTTTGCAAACATATTTGTTGGAAAGGGTAAAAAGTTTGTTAACTTATCAAATATTTTTTCTACAGATGCGACCACATTTTTATATGGACATATTGAAGTTCAAACTTCGCAACAAAAGTGTTTATCATCATTATATGTTGTTGATCCAGAAATAGAAATTGATATTTCTGATTTTTGGAATAGACATTTAACTGGTAAAGTTAAAGATATACTATAGGTGGACAGTTTTAAAAGTGGCTACCTATCATCCCAAACCCTCCTAAATGGTGTATTATGGCTTCAGTTGAGAAACCCACCACACAATGCCTCGCATCAAAATGACTGACGATCAAGTTTTTGAAGGTCTGAAATCGACTTACGGTTCTGACATCACTTCTGGTGATGTGAAAGCCTATTGTGCAATGAACAATCTGTCTTATCCTACCGTCACCCGCCGTCTGGAGAACTTCAAAACTGCTCGTGGTCGTTGGAATCTTGAAGTAACTCAAGAACGTGTTGAAGAGATTGAACGTTCTTTCCAGAATATTGCTGTTCTTCCCGAAACTCATCAAAATCTTATTCCTCAGAAAGATGATACCTTCGTCAAGTTTGGTAACTTTAATGATATTAAACGGATTATTCAGTCCCGTCTCTTTTATCCTACGTTTATTACGGGTCTTTCGGGTAATGGTAAAACGTTCGGTGTGGAACAAGTTTGTGCTCAGTTGGGTCGGGAATTGATCCGTGTCAACATCACTATTGAGACTGATGAGGATGATCTGATTGGTGGTTTCCGTCTTGTGAATGGTGAAACTGCATGGCACAACGGTCCTGTGATTGAAGCTCTGGAACGAGGTGCCGTGCTGTTGCTAGATGAAATTGACCTTGCTTCTAACAAAATCCTGTGTCTCCAATCTATTCTGGAAGGTAAAGGTGTATTCCTGAAAAAAATCGGTCGTTTTGTGAAACCTACTGCTGGTTTCAATGTGGTTGCTACTGCAAATACTAAAGGTAAAGGTTCTGAGGATGGTCGTTTCATCGGCACCAATGTTCTGAATGAAGCCTTCCTTGAACGATTCCCTGTGACCTTTGAACAGGAGTATCCTTCTGTCGCAAACGAAGTCAAAATTCTTGAGAAAGTTGCACAATCTCTGGATGTTAATGATTCCAACTTCTGCAAAAGGCTTGCAGACTGGGCTGATATTATCCGTAAGACCTTCTATGACGGTGGTATTGAGGAAATCATCAGCACTCGCCGTCTTGTTCATATCATCCGTGCCTACAGCATCTTCCAAGACAAGGCAAAGGCAATCCAAGTTTGCGTGAATCGTTTCGACGATGAAACCAAACAGTCCTTCCTGGAACTGTACGATAAGGTGGATGCTGACTTCCAGATGCCTTCTAGTGGTCCTGAACTGACGATTGGGGGTGGTCATTTGGTTGACCTGAACTCTCCTTTCTGATATAATATGGGGAGGTAAACTATGACCTTCCCTTTTTATTATGGACGAACATCCCTATTCAGAACACCAATTCACTTTGTCTAGTGGTGGTGATGGAACACTCAAGCTTGAAAAAACCCATGTAACTATGACCAAAAATGAAAATGGATTTTGGAAATACAATGAAGACCAAATCCTGAAACAACTTGAACAGTATATTTCTAGTACTTATAGTCAACATTATGTTGATAGGACTGGTGGTGGAACGGAACAGACCCTTGATAAAATCAAACATAACCGTCGTGAAGGTTTCTGTGCTGGCAACATCACTAAGTACACTGATCGTTATGATACCAAAGGAACTCCTCGTGCAGACTTGTTTAAAGTTCTCCATTATACGATCCTTTTGATCAACCATCTCAATCTCGTTGAAAACAAGTGAAACTCAAAAATACATCTATGAAACTCTCTGAAAAAACTCTTTCTCTCCTTAAGAACTTCTCTGGTATTAATCAGTCAATTTTGTTCAAACAGGGAAATAAACTTCGCACTATTTCTGTCATGAAGAACATTCTTGCAGAAGTTCAAGTGGAAGAAGAATTTGAAAAGGACTTTGGTATTTACGATCTGAACCAGTTCCTGAATGCAATGTCCCTCTATCAGAATCCCCAACTAAAGTTTGAAAACAGTAGTTATGTTGCTATCAGTGAAGGTAATGCACGGTCCAAGTATTTCTTTGCAGATCCTGCAGTAATTGTTACTCCTCCCGAGAAGTCCATCACACTTCCTTCTGAGGATGTTTGTTTTGAGGTTAATACGCAACAACTGGACAAACTCCTCAAAGCTGCAGCGGTTTATGGTGTTCCCGATCTTTCTGTTGTCGGTGAAGCCGGTGTCGTTAAACTTGTAGTTCGTGACAAAAAGAATGATACTTCTAACGAGTATTCTTTGGTTGTAGGAGAAACTACTGGAACTTTTGTTTTGAACTTTAAGGTTGAGAACATTAAGATTCTTCCTGGTTCTTATGAGGTGGTGATCTCCAAGAAACTTCTTTCTCGGTTCCAATCTGAGGATAAGAATCTTACATATTACATTGCTTTGGAACCAGACTCCACCTATGATGAGTGAGTTGACTCACCTTTATTATGAACATCTTTGTGACTTCTCCCTGGCCTGCGGAAAGTGCCGTCTGTCTTCCCGATAAACACATTGTCAAGATGCCTTTGGAGTGCTGTCAAATGCTCTCCATTGTTGCCTCTGAAAAGTGGGGTCATAACTACGGCACTCTCCCTAAGGCTGATGGCACTCCCTACCGAACTGAAAAGGGTGCATTTCGTAATCATCCCTGTACCAAATGGGCAATGGATAGTATCCATAACGCCTATTGGTTAATCAAACACGGGATGAATCTTGCTGATGAGTATGCAGTGAGGTATAATAAAACTCACTCCTGTTACAAGACTCTTGTAGACGCTTATTACCTTTTCCCTAAAGGAAAGATTACAGAAGTGACTCCATTTGCTCGTGCTATGCCCGATGAATGGAAATATGATGATAGCATTGACACTTTTACTGCTTATAAAAGGTATATTGCTTCAAAGACTTGGGTGAAAGATAATTACCTTCGTATGCCCCAACGTAAACCTGATTGGATTTGATTATGAGTCGTGATGAATTTCTGTGGGTAGAGAAATACCGCCCACGCAAGATTGAAGATTGTATCCTCCCAGATGCTAACAAGAAGACATTTCTGGAGTTTCTAAATAACAAAGAAATTCCGAACCTGATGCTTGCTGGCCCTGCAGGGTGCGGAAAAACTACAGTTGCAAAAGCTCTGTGTGAAGAACTAGGAGTAGATTACTATGTTATTAATGGATCTGACGAAGGACGATTTCTGGACACGGTACGGAACCAGGCAAAGAACTTTGCTTCGACCGTCTCACTTTCTGCGGGTGATGCAAAACACAAA